AAATGAATAAGAAAGTTAATCAAATGAAAGAAGATTTTCTAAAAGAGTTTAAAGCTCGTATAGGCAAACAAGTTAAATTGGCGGATTGGAAAACCGAAGGTGGCAGTTGATGAGATAATTCAATTTGCTTATAATTATACTGACTATAATGAAAAATCAACAAAAGAATATTGGAATGAAGTTAAACACGAAATCGAGAAATTATGACACCACAAGAGAAAAAAGAATTAGACTTTGTCTTAAAGACCGGATTGAAATGCGCTATTGGAATTGCAGTATTGTTTTTTGCATTATTAATTTTAACTAATCTATTATGAAAAAGCTAATATTAGATTCAATAAAGGATTTTTGTAATGAGAATTATAATTGGTTTGATTACTATATCAATTCCAAAGGCTTTGAAATTTACGATGATAATTTTAATTGCATTGCTGTAGTTGATTTTGAAATTGAGGTTGAAGTGTATCGTAAGCCATGCACCGGTAATTATTTCAATCCACCGGAAACAGGTGAATGTGATTTTATACTTTACGAGATAACTTTGCATGAAGTGTATAACTCAAAAGGACAATTATTGCCAAACTATAAAGTAAAAGTACAAAACGAATTAGATAACATAAAAGGTAAAATAATATGAAAACATCAGTAGAATGGTTAGTAAAAGAATTTAATATTGAGGGTTTTGATGCAACAGTTAAATTTGCTAAAGAAATGGAAAAACAAAAGCAAGATAATTTTGCTATTGGATTTGCAGAGTGGTGCATTAAAAAAAGAATAGATTTCTTTGATAGCACAGAAATTGGAGAAACGTATACTATTGATGGATTTGTAAGTAAATATAAAATTAATGAACTATTAGAAATCTATAAAAAAGAAAAATAATATGAAAAAAGAAAAGAATCTCGGAGGCAGACCTAAAGCATTTATTGACGATGTGGCGGTTGTTTTGCCAATATCAGTTCCAAGTAAAGAGCGTGAAAGATTGCGGATCAAATGGAACAAAGATTTAGATGAATTTAGAATTAAAAAATAAATTTGTTTTTTAATTATAAATAACTATATTTGCTAAAGCATTGGTCAGAATGCTAAACTGAAAACATAACTATTCCCTCTGACACTACATACTGACCTATGTTTTGAAAGAGGGATTTTTTATTTAAACTATTATGAAAACATTATTTGAAGCTTTAAAAGAAGAACACAAACAGCAATTGGAAGTGATGAAGATTAATTATCCCCATGCTCATGGATCATTGGTAAGAGAATTAGAGAGTAATTATCTTTATTCTTATCTAACTATTTCAAGTGCATTTACTTTGCTAATGCAAACGACAAACAAACCTTTATCATTCACCAATTTAGCCGAACTATTTTATGAGTAATCTACCAAAAATTAATGACATATACACCGATAAACTTTCTATTCAGAAAGCGGATGTATTTGTAACTTTAATGAATCAGCAGCCTAAAAAAGAATGGGTAAAAGACCATCCTTTTATAAGAGGCTATAAATACCTTCCTATTGAAAGGATTGAGTATTTATTAAAAACTATATTCAAGTCTTATAAGATTGAAATTACAGGCCAAGGCACATCGTTTAATGGTGTTTGGGTTACTGTTAGAATACATTATTTGCATCCGGTAAGTGGCGAGTGGTTGTTTCACGATGGCATTGGTGCTTCGCAATTACAAACTGCTAAAGGCACATCTCCTGCCGATTTAAATAATATAAATAATGGCGCCTTATCAATGGCCTATCCTGTTGCAAAAACAATAGCTATAAAAGATGCTGCCGATCACTTCGGTAAACTATTCGGATCTGATTTAAACCGAAAGGATTTAATTAACTACGAATTAGATTTGACATTGATTGAACTAACACCGGAGCATCCTAATTGGAGTAAGGTAAAAGAAGCTATAAAAAGCGGTAACTATACGATTGAACAAATACGAACTAAATACAACCTATCAGATGAAAACGCAAAACAACTTATTTAAAGCAAGAGCTTCCGCTTCAGGTAAGCTAATGACTGCTCCAAGAGCAAAAAGTGAAACATTATCAGAAACAACAAAGACTTATGTTTACGAATGGTTAAAAGAACAAGTCTATGGCATACGTAAAAATATCAATAACAAATATTTATCTAAAGGGTTATGGCTTGAAGATGAAGCTATTGATAAAACCATTGAATTATTAGATTTGCCTTTTGCTATCAAGAATGAGAAATTTTTTGAAGATGATTACTTTACAGGAACACCGGATTTAATTGTTGATGGTGTTGTTTACGATACAAAATGCAGTTGGGATTGTTTTACGTTTCCATTATTTGATAATGATATACCAACTAAAGATTATTACTATCAATTACAGGTTTATATGCACCTTACAGGATGCAAAAAAGCAAGTTTAGTTTATGTACTGTTGAACACTCCGGATGAGTTGACTTATGAAGAAAAGCATAACTACGATAACATGGATGCAAAGTATAGAATTAAGCATTTTGAAATTGAATATAATGCAGAGGTTATTGAGCAACTACAAAATAAAGTTTTAGAAGTTAGAGAATTTATAAATAACATTAAATATTAGAAATTATGGCGGAAATTCAGATTACATTAGACGCATCTAAATTGCGTAATTTAGTAAGCAATAGAGCTTACAAAAACAAAGAAGGGCAGGAAGTGCAGGTCCAGGAAATCAAATTTAAATTAGTTGAGGTTAAAGAGCCAAAAACTATATTTACTTCTGACAAATACAAAATTAATAAAACACATTTCGCTTGTGTTATTCAAACAAAAGAAGAACGAGAAGCTAAAGCCGATACTATTTACATTGGCGAAGGATTTACAACTATTTGGAACGCTGATAACGTACAAGTTCACCAGGCGGAAGTTATAAGTCCTAAACCTGTTGTTGAGGATGATTTACCGTTCTGATATTATTAACAACCGCTGCGGTAGTAAATTAATTTTTGCTACCAAAAGCGGTTTAATTTTAACCTTATAAAAACTAATTTATGAATGAGTATCAAAAATTTATTGAAAATAAAAAACATTCAATAGGTAACTTTGGATTTAAAGCAAATTATATTCCTGATATTGCTTTTGATTTTCAAAAGTTTGTAATTGAAAAAGCTATTTTAAAAGGTCGTAGTGCTGTATTTTTAGATACAGGACTTGGTAAGACTTTAGTACAATTATCATTAGCTAAAAACATCGTAAATCATACAAACAAAAAAGTATTAATACTAACTCCTTTAGCTGTTGCTTTTCAGTTTATATTAGAAGCTGAAAAATTAGGAATTGACGATATTGAATATTCAAAAGATGGTAAGCATACTAAAAAAATAGTTGTTTGCAATTATGAACGTTTGCATTATTTTAACGAAAAAGATTTTGAGGGTGTTATTTTAGATGAAAGTTCTATACTTAAAAATTTTGATGGAAAAATCAAACAAGAAGTAACATCATTTGTAAAAAAAATACCTTTTAGATTTTTATCTACTGCAACACCATCCCCTAACGATTTTATTGAATTAGGCACAAGTTCCGAAGCATTGGGATATATGGGTTATATGGATATGTTAGGTAAGTTTTTTAAAAACAATCAAAATTCAGTTGATAGTAATAATAGAAATATTGGTGAAAAGTTTGAGTTACTAAAAGACGACAAGGAGTTTTGGTTGTCCATACCTGTAAAAACAAATCCGGCAGATATTCACTTTGAACCACACTGTTACATCACATCACGTTCTATCCCGAAACAATGGACAGAGGAATGGTTGGATAAGAATGGATTTCCGACAATGCCGGTTCATTCGGTTGGTTTGGGTGAAAGCAAAATTGAAGTGGCAAAGAAATCAGGCATTGATATTTTTGTGGATGACAGATACGAAAACTTTGTGGAATTGAATAATGCAGGTATCTGTACTTATTTGTTTGATGCACCGCACAACCGCAGGTATAATGTAGGCTACAAACTTATTTTCTCACTAAATGAACTGTTTGCATAAGTGATAATCAAAAACCCTATAAACGAGATATTCACGCCAAACTCTTTGGAATCCATTAAGGATATTACAAAGCGGTACATGGACACACTCGAACAGCATGGGTATATGCCAAAGCCTAATCTGATTAAACATAAGAGGATTACGCTACCACAGTCATTACAACATTTAAAAACAAAAGAAGAACGTGAAGAACGTCAGCTTGAATATTTCCGTAGGTGGAAGAATGGACACGATGCGCTTAACGGCACAATGTATTCTTACGTCAACTATACAAGTATTTTAGACAGAGCAGGTGGTGGTGGAATAAGACCTGAATACCGTGAGTACACCAATAAAACATTTGAATTAATTGAAAGTTGCCTTTATGGTAACAGCAATTACTTTGGAGACAACAGAGGACATGGTATTATTTGGTTAAGTAAGCGAGGGTTGGGAAAGTCAGCAGAGTTAGGTCACGCTATGAATACTGTTATCAGCGTGAACAAAGAGGTGACTGCTTTGCTTACATCAAAAGATGAAGCTGCCAGTGATTCATTTCTACAACAAAAAGTAAAGTTTAATTTCTACCGTTATCCGAGTTACCTAAGATACTCCGAGATAGAGAATAATCGTGGCGTTTATCACGTAGGCAAAAAGACAAAAGACAAAGACGGAAATACAATCATATTAGGAAACGATAGCCGTATTGTCAGCCGTGCGCCTACGCCTGAATCGTTAGAGGGTTACGGTGCAAGGATTTGGGGACATGATGAATCCGGTAAAACAAAAAACCTTTTACAGTTAGTTGACAACACACTACCTGCATTAAACGGAAAGGATGGCATTACAAGGGTAGGTGTACCTATTTTGACAGGTGTGGCAGGTGACTTTGATAAGTTCGGGCAAGATTACATTGAACTTTGGGATAAGGCAGAAACAAGAGATTTGATACGGTGGTTTGTCCCGGCATTCGCAGGTATGCACGTTGACGATTACGGTAATGAGGATATTGAAAAAGCAGTATTCGAGATTATGACAAAGAGGTACAAGTTATTTCAGTACAATAACGACCAACAGTTAGCGGAAGAAATGCAGAAGTTCCCATTAACACCCGAAGAAGCACTACAAAGCACCAGCACATCAATATTCAACAAGACAAAACTATTTCACCAATCAAAGGTACTCGCATCTAATGATAATTATATGCGTGAGGGTGAGTTGAATTGGGATGATAACCGAAAAAATATAACATTTTTCCCAAAGAAAGGCGGTAAGGTAAAGTTTATTGAAACACCACAACGTGAAAGTATCACATCTGCAATATACATAGCATTTGTGGATGCATACGGTATTCAGCAGAAGCAGACCATTGGCTCAAAAGGTGCGATGTATGTATTCAAGCGCAAAGTTAAAATGAATGACTTTGAGAAAGAGCAGTTATTCACGCAGTTACAGGATGCAGTTACATTAAAACAGAAATTGGATATTCATTTACGCATGGGTTACTTACCTGTATGTGAGTACATAGATAATCCTGATGATCCGAGAACGTTTGCGGAATACTGTTCACGAATTTGCACCTGGTATAACTGTAAGGCATTAGTGGAACGAGAACCTTCACCTATACACATTTGGTTTTTGGATAACGCCAAGCATTTAATGCAACGTAAGCCATTAAAAGCATCTGATGTAAACATTGACTTTAAGGAATACGGATTAAAGGTGGATGAATACTGGAAAGACCACCGCAGAAGTTTCCTGCAACAGTACGTTGAGGATTACTCCGACAGAATCTACTTTCCAAACCTTGTATTAGATATGACAAGGTACGATGATACCGTACAGACAAAAAAATTAGATAGCATTTCTGCAACATCTTCACTTTTAAGTTTAAATCTTTCCGTTACTTCACGTACATCTGAATAGTAACCTCGCCAATACCTTGCGTCTTAGACAGAAAATCATCATCATTAACATTACGTGGATAGAAAGTGTTTAACGGTTGTACCCTTGAAATTTTAGGCATACCGTTTATAATACTTGTACGTGCAAGGCATTCACCGGCAACCACCGCATCTAATAGAAACTGCAACCTAAGGTATCTGTAACTCCAATATTCAACAGTATATCTCAAACACGCTTCAATGGCACGTTCAGATATATCTTTGTAGTTTTCTAACTTTTCCTTTATATCCTCATCATCATCAACTTCACTTGCGATATTGATACCGCTTTCTTCCGCAGCCGAATCCATCAATGGCTTGATTGACATATCTGCCAATACCTTTAATTTGTAATCTTGCTTACGTGTTTTTGCTTCTTTATTTACAGCATTGGCACTTGCTTCAAATCCTAAATCAATTAAATCACCAATAAGTGTATTCACTTTGGTTTTGATTTTATTAAGATTCATGTAGACAACTGGCGTTGTCAGTTTGTTATCGCCAACCTGAATATCGTAACCGCTAAATAAATCTGTAAATCCTGTGTCGCCCTGTGTGCCGTGAAAGTAATCATAGCATAATGACATTTGACTTTTAAGTATGGAATGTCTGTCAATAGACTGCTTCATCAGCCGTCTTATCCAATCTTTATAATAATCTTCCGTATTGATTTTTTTATCAACCTCTTGAGCCACACATTAAAATTTACACTAAATTAAGCCATTTTAATCTTTGGCAAGTAATAGTTCAAAGTTTCAGTAGCCACGCTTTTGTTTAAAAGATACAGCTTAAATGGTGCTACCTGATTGAATCTGCTTATAAACATTTGCACAACATCTTTC